ACGTCTAACACCACCAGCAAGTACTGCATCTGCTGAGTGCATAGAGATATCATATACATGAATAGGTTTCAATTCAGTGACGCCAGAGAGCACCAATCCTTGAAGGAGGTGTTCAATCTTATCCAACGCTTTGCGCAATGGTTCGGGGCCTGGTGCCTTGAATCCACCAGAAATTTCTGCACCTTGCGGCCTAATTTTAGAAAGGTCAAAATATACTTTACGGCCTTCGAATTCTGGATGAGTGCCACCACCAACAAAATAAGACGACATAAGAACAGACAAAGAGTCTGCCCAACCTTCAATAGAATCCTCTACTACATATCCTTTTGCCTGCTTCTTTCTTTCTGTAATATTCGGTAGTTTTTCGACGTGGTGTTTTTGCACAGAAAATCCTGCGCCGGCGCCGCACAAAAGAATATAAAACAATTCTCCAAAGAATGCCGCACGATCTGCGTAAGATGATGTGCAGTTATACATACGCATTTGATGTTTCAACAGTTGGTCTCCACCAAACTGCAATGCTCTCTGAGCACCCAGTGCATACTGCAATTTATATGCGGCCTCAGCCTCGTCAATTAATAAGGAAAGGTTGTCAGTCATTTTATCTTTATAGTACTGACGGTGCATTTCCATAACTCTAGCAACCGATTCATCCCACGTTTCATATCTTTCATTGTCGTCATTCCATCTAGAATATGCCTCATAAAATTTTGATTGTGACATAATGGAACGAGTATCCGTTTCCTTAATTGTATTGACTACTTTAAGCATATTTTTTCCTCTAATTTTATATATTTAACACTTTTTCCAACTAGCAAATTCTAGTTTGGCTTGAAGACCTGCGAAGGTATTTTTACTTATAATCTGTTTCAGTTCAACACTACTGATTCCAGACAAAATTATATCGTTTATATCTTTTTCTTTAATTTTTTCTGGCCATATTACACAATGATATTTTGAATCTATAATGTGTTGCATTCTATCTACAATCTGTTTATTTCTTGGTTCATTGTCCATCACAAAAACAACATTTTCATACTCATCAAACAATGATATATCGATATCAGACCCCATCATAGCAACACAATTATCGATGAATAAAGAGTCAATCGGGCCCTCTACCACATATATTGTTTCGTCTTTATCAATTCTCTCGATTCCAAAAATTTTTGGTTTTTCTTCGTCTATTTTGATAGTAATATATCTCATATCACTATTACCCAATGCACGTCCTTGCAGTGCAATAACATTACACTCCTCGTCAAAACTAGGAATTACAATTCTTTCTTCTTTTATTAGTTTATCATACCCTTCGGTTAGTGAGTTTACCAACTTGTGAAAATCGTTAGTATAATAGATTAAATCTAGTCTGGGTATTTTTCTATTCTCGCAATATACTCTTGCGGAATGGTTTACTGGCAAGTCGGATATTTTAATTGCATGTGAAAAATCACATACTTTTTTCTTAAAAACAGGGGATTCAAACTTAAATTCTGGTTCTTTTAAGTTTTTTCTTTTTCCAGTTTGTCCGTCTTTCCATTTTTCAAACACATATTCTTTATACAAAACGGGGTCAACAATCTCCATAAATTTGCCCAAAGACATACTTGCCCCACAGTTGTGGCACATATAATTGAAATTATTTTTCCGTAGATAGATATATCCACGGGCCTTGAATGTTTTCTTTTGGGAATCTCCACACAATGGACATCTACAATTGAAAAGATGGTCTCTTTTCTTTGCAAATCTATCCAACTTGTGTGATAATCTTGAGATATAAATTTGGTCAATATGAATCATAAAGACCAATATACATTAACAATACAGTTTTGTCAATAGTTATTTTATTGAAATTGATCTCTCAAAGTTTCTCGCAATTCAGCTCTAGTTACAAAAAGTGCCATATCTTTTTGCATCTGATCTAATTCATTTTCTATCAAAACAAGTTTTTGTTCTTGTCTGTTTAAAGTATCTCTCAAAGAAATAGACTCTGAAAGAACTTGTGCAAGGCCCACCTTAACGTCTACTAATCCAGTACCAACCCAAGATAAAAATCCGACAATGAGAATCATTCCCACAGTCTGAATTCTTGTTTCTAAAGCCTGTCCACTATCTCTTTTATCTTCGGACATAAAACCTATTCCTTTTATTATTATTGTTTTTCGTAATAGTTTTTATATTGTATTATCACCAATTTTTGATCAGCCATATATCTTTTCATTTCATTCACATTCAAAGTCAGGGATTTATAACCATCTTCATCAAACGCGAATAGTGATAGTGCTTTACCACTTTTTTCTAACTTTTCCATAACATCATCAAAGTTATCTTTGGTTATAATTATAACTTCAAAATCTTTCCATTCAAAAGGTTCTGGCATACTCAGATCCAAAGGGATCTTTTCTACTGGTACTTCTTTTGTTACTATTTCTGTAGGTTGTGCGGCACATCCACCCAACAACATTATAGTCAATATTGTAATATATTTAGTCATTTTCGTTTCTCATAATATCTAAAACTCCACTCTTTAGAGAATTTTCAATATCTTTATTTATGATATTCTGAACAAGGCCTGGTTTTTTTTCGGCAAGATATCCTAAATCATGGTCTGATAATTTTTGTCGCAAAGTTTTAACTTCGCCTTCGAGTTCATTTCTTTGACTTTCTACTGTCCTAGAAATACTCATAACTTCTTCAACATTTTTTTGAAGTCTATCGATTTCTTCGTCTTTTGCTTTGACGGAATCTGTAAGTTTTGACTGATTTATTTTAAGTACACTTATAGTACTTTGTAAGTTTTGCACATACATCCAACCACCAGCAGCAATCACAATCGGCAGTAATACCACCAATACTTTAAATCCAGTTAACATATTAAATCTCGTTGTGTCTATACAATATCATCATTGTCCCAAATTTATTGTCCATCAGAACAACCCTTTTTTTAGGGTTCTTCTTTATATAGTCTCTGATTGGCTCTGCTTCATCAGATTCTATGTAATTTTTCCATCTTGCGTATTTTTTCTTACCTTTAAGTAATTTAGTATATGTATCATTTTTTACACTAAAAACTCGCATACCACCAAAGTTTTTGGGTGGATTCAGTCCAAGGCCTGCAAGATTGCTCGCATCTCCTACCGAATTTGCAATTTCTTCATTTAACATAATAGTTTGTTGTTCTCTTTCAAGATGATTAATATACTCACAAAGACATTCTTCCATCATTTCCAAATCATCTTCAGACAAACCTTCTTTGTTTTCTCTGAGTAGAGCAAGGGCGGCCGCATAAGATGCAATTCTACTTCTACCAAATGGAAACTTTTCAAGAATTCTTTTGAGATTAAATGTTACTCTATGAAAAATAGTGTATGCGTTTTTTTCTTTTTGAGTTTCTAAATCGTTCGATTTCTTTAATTGTTTTCCATTTTCATCAATTATACCCAAATCAAAAGCATCCATATCACTCCACTTAGTAGTGAGTGTTTTAATGAATTGATAAGCGACATATGCATTAAATATAGAAGCCATTATTATGCCATTGGATCTGGTGGTGGATTATTTGGATCATATTCTCTATATGCATTTGGGTCTTCTGGTATTATGCCGTCAGAAGTTACGATAGGATCTAAACTTTTATTAACGGCAGACACATCCGAAAGTTCTTGAATCAAACTCCATCTATGTACATTACTAGTTGGTGTTACATCTGACATAACAACTGGAGTATCATGCTCCAATAAATTTGGATTCAACACAACTAGTGTCCCATTAAAATCTTCGGTGGCGGCCTGTCTCAGTCCTATTCCAACTAAAGGGTTTGGACTACTCTCGTAAAAGTATATTTTATTTTTATTTTCTGAAATATTACCTTCGGCGATATTTCTCCAATCTTCTACACTCATTTTTAATTCTCCTATGAAATTACAATTTCTATACTTGCATCTGTTGTACTACCACCGCCGCCAGCGGAACTTACGCCTTCACCAACAATACCAGAACTGATAAATGGAGCATAAGGTGTTGCTGTCTGTATTGTCAATAATGACATTGTTAGCGATCCGGTGAAGGATGGTGTTTCTGTCATAGTATTTATAATCAGAAGATCTCCTGCCGGATAAAATCCAGTATACAATACTGCTGTGGAAGTCTGTAATTGATATTGTGTCAATTGTCCTGTGTGTTCAAAAACTCCATTAGAATCTACAGTATAATCTGCGTAGAATGCTGGGTCACTATCCGTAAATCCAGTATACGGTGATGCTGTGGAAGTCTGTAATTGATATTGTGTCAATTGTCCTGTGTGTTCAAAAACTCCATTAGAATCTGTTTCTGAAGTTTCTGAATACATTTCGATATCACCATCCGTAAACCCTGTCAAGATTTGCAGATCGTAATCTGTGGGCCAAACTCCTGCTGGTAAAGTAGGCATTTATTTTATTCCTTATTTTGGAATCCACATAATCACAGTTGATCCAGCATTAAGTGGAATCCCCCAGTGATCAGTATCTGTTCCCCCAGATTGAAAAAATCCATTTGCATCTTGTGGGATTGTCGCAGCATCTAAAAATGCTAAAAAGTTTTGACTAAATCCAAAAGACATTTTAAAGTTTCTAATTCTACCAAACACAGAAAATTTTACATTGGTCCCTGCATAAGAAACTCTTCCAGCTGCGGTGGTAATATTGATAGCGGAATAGGTATTTTGAAACGCTGAGCCGCGCCAAGAATAGTTATAACTTCTATTTCTTGGTTTAACTCTTCCAGAATGTCCCACACTAACTGATGGTTCATAAATTACATATCCGTCATTGTGAGAATCAATTCCTTTTCCATTATAAGCATTAAACCAGCCTCGAATATTATCCTGTGCATAGTCATCACCACTTGAGAACATAGTGTTGGAATTTGCCGGCCTCTGATGCATGTTGCCAGTATTCGAATCTGTGGTGGGCAGGTCAGTTCCAGCAAACGAAGAAAGTGAGTATGCAATGGGCCCAAGGTGTCCTATCCATCCCAACCATCCCATATGCAATCTAGTGGCCAATCTAGAGTAAGAACCGCCAACATATGAATTATTCCAGGCTTCTGGTGTTCCATCGATTCCGCGACCTGTAGGACTTCCATCCAATCCATTTGTGGACGTAGGATATTCGGTCAGTAGGAATTGCGGTCTTGATTCTCCTCTCTGTGCAACGTGATACGTCCTTTCAGTTTGAGTGTAAAGACTTGGTCCAGTATCCGCTGGCCAAGAACCCATATATGTCATATTTTGATCATTATCGGGTTTGACGCCATTATTACTGTCGTTCGCTCTTCTACTTTGAAACCAAGAAGCCGAAGAGTGTGCTGGAGCACCACTATGATCTGCAAATTCTCTACCATTAAATGCAATCCCATTGTGCAAAAATTCACTACTTAGTGGCATTTGTTCACCAAAGGATTTATCATATTCACCAAACACAAAAACATTAGTGCCATCGTTGATTTGTGCTGCACTCGTAAACACGAAAGTAGTTAAAAATGGGGCGTTCATAATCCACAGGGTTCCGGCAGAACTATATCCCAGCATTGTGTCCACATAAGGACCGGCTGCGTCATTTTTCCAATAATCGCCATTATCGCCATGAGGCAAACGAATTGGATTTACATAAGCAGTCTTACTCCCAGCATCAGTCCAATCGGCCGAATAAATCCACTGGACTCTGTAGTTTGCGCCACTGTTGGCCGTACCTCCTTGACTAATGTTAATTGCAAGATATTGATAATGTCCAGATGATGCATTGTCAGACGTCGCTCTTCTAAAAATTCTCATTGCATCATCGTCCGTGCCTAAAACAGCGGCCGCTCCGGCGTTGTCAAATCTTGTCCAATTCATCGCAGTTAAAATATCACTTATTGCGATTAAATGAGTTTTAGCGTCAGTTGCGGCATCCGAAGCGCCATATGATAAATATTTTGCATTTGTACTTAAACTGCCTGGGGTAATTGTTACTGCCATTTTTTTTTAACTCCTATCAAGGTTTTTTCTACTATTTATAAAAAAAAATCAATTACCAAAAACTACCACTTGTTGGTTGGTCATTTGATGGTTTGACATACAATTTATTTGGCGTTATAAAATCTGTATTAATACATATTCTGGTCCCTTCGGACTGTTGCGCTTCCGGCATATGAGACAACCACGAAGGAAAACAATATAAAATATTTTTTTCTGGTTTTAATTTTACTATATTTCCAGCGCATTGAAAGGATATTTCACCACCGTTTTCTGGAATATTCAAATAGAAAGTTGTACACAAGGAAGTTCCGTTCATCATCGCAGTTGGATTTGAATGTAAATGCCAACCATTGTAACTTATTTTCTCTGTTTGTAAATACAATGTAACGTAAGGATTCCATTCAAATTTCCACTCTTCTGCATCTTCGTGATGAAAATAACCATCTTTAATTTTAGTTGTATCTTTCCAACACATAAAAAGTTCACTAAGAGTTTTGGAATATAGTGGAGTTATAAATTCTCTGAATTCTTCATCTCCCCACCCAATATTGTATCCATCGCCGGCAGCTGCCTGTTGTTCTATATTGTCATAATAGTAGTTTATCATTTTATCTTCAAAATTTTTTTTGATAATATCATGATATGGAAAATTCACGCCTATTACTAATGGATAGTGTTTATTATATAAAAATAAATTTTCCGCATGGGCATTACTGCAATAATTTAAATAGTTGGTTTTCTTTTGTATGTCAGTTTGATTTCCTAAAAAAACTCCTTCGGGTAATAATTTATCATTAAATTTTGTATACATTATATAATCCTTATCTAATTACACATAGTCTATTTTTACTGTTAAGTTTTCTCCAGAGCCACTATCAACATCTAAAGTTAACTGATCTGTAGTAAGAATTGAATTTGTTGTAAAGTTTGCTGTTACTGTATTTTGGCCTTGCAGAATTGTAAATTGTTGCAATTCGGTTCCGTTTTTATTTATAGAAAAAATAACATCAGCTGAGACTGATGCAGCAATTGTCGCTGTCAATGTTTGTAAGGTTACAGTTCTATCTGGACTAAATGTTTTCGTCCCTACAAGCGGCGCGACAAAGTTACCGGCCCGTAACATATAAAATGTTGTGTTTGCATTTGAGTTTGCCCATGACGTACCATCCCAGACATATAAGGCCTTGGTGGCAGTGACAAATGCAAGATCTCCTTGCGTGGCGGACACTGGCAAGTCTGACAAAAGTGCATATGTCGTGACTCCAGAGCCACCAGAACCTGACGCAGTTCCATCCGCAACAGCAGTGATCCACTCATCCCCATCCCAAATATATAATTTGTTTGTATCTTGTGCAAATGCAATGTCACCATTGGTATTTCCAACAAGAGGTAGATATGATTCTAGTGAATAAATTTCTACAGATGCAACCAAAGATGTTCCATCTGGTGCAACTAATGTTGCAGTACCAGCAACTTCTTTAATCTTGTTTTTAAATGCTGGAGTGTTTTCTACATATGTAGATAAGTCCTGTGGTACGAACTTAGAAGTTGTCGCATCATAAACTAAACACATTTGTGATGTAAGAGTTGGAATTGGACGAATTTCCATTTTTTGAACATGTTTTTCTTGTGAGTGTTGGCCATAAATGATATAGTTACCATTTTCATTCTGTTCTACCGCCAAATCCTTTACACGAATAGTTCCTCTCATGTTTGCATGATTTCCACACTGATAGTATAATTCGTCTGGTGCATTTGAAGGAACAGTAAATGTGATTGTGCCATTATCTGTTCTAGAATTTGTAACACCACTTGTCCATTCTCCGACATAATCTCCTGCAACAAATCCAGTACCGTTATCAGTAGTAAAATAGAATGGGTGTCCTACAGCATTAATATTTACAGTATAGGTTCCGCCACGGTAAAACGGTCCAATTTCTGGGTTGTTTCCACTTGCAGTTCCACTAAACACATATGCACCAGTTACAGAAGTCACCGTATAAGAAACAGAGGGTGCGGTGAGAGTTGGTAGTGTAATCGAAGATGGGACAGACACTGCAAGTCTTTGGACACTAGTTGTATTGCCACTATTAATATCTGGATGTGAGTGGTCAACTGTGGAATATGTAACCCATGAAACTAAATTATCATCTCCAGCACCTTCAATCCATTTTAATTTAAACAAATGTGTTTGTGTCATTGAACCATACTGAGTATTTGCAAAGTTATTGATTTGATATGTACCTTGCATATATAATGGGACACTTGTTTGAGTTTGATTGGTAATTGTTGTTCTTGCATATGGTAATGAAGATTGTGTCCAAGTCCACTGCCAAGCTGTCCCATGACCTGCTGTTGGATCTGCAACTTGAATTTCTAATACTTCTGGTTGTACATCAGTATCAATGTCTGTTAAATCACTAATTTGTGTAGGAACATTATTGGTGCCGACTTTTGATCCAGCAGGCAAAGTGATATATCCATTTGCATCTGAAGTGATTTGAGCATCTCCAAGATGTAGTGTATTTCCACTTAGATATGCATCTCTAAATCTTAGCGAAGATGAACCCAAGTCATATGTAACATCAGTGTCTGGTATGATACTTTCAGATACCGCGCCGAGATTGGTGGAGCCCCCACTTGGATTTCCGGCTGGATCTGACATTTTTTTGATTACATCACCAAGTTTTTTTACATCGTCTGGTGTCGCATTTGTAAGTAATGCATTCACTCTTGTATTGATGGCAGTTTCGATTGTAGTATTATTATCCTCTCCAATCGAATTTGCAGCGCGGGCCAAATCAACTAGTTCATCAACCGTAGCTGTCGCAACGTCATTTGCAATTTTAGTTGCAAGTGCAGAGATGGATGTATTTAATAAGTTATCTGCCATTTCTAACCCTTTTTAGTATTATTTATTATACTGTAGTCTCTGGATCAACATTATAGTCATTGGTTGTGTTTGTGTCTGGATATGATCTACCATCACCCCATATGATTCTAACAGCTCCTTGCCAGCCTTGGCCACCGGCCCAAGTTGAATAAGTATTTCCTTTGCCTGCGCCGCCCGCACCGTAGAGAGGGGAATTTGATACAGCGGTTGGATCGGTCCCATTCCCTCCAGAACCCGCTCTACTTGTTGAAGAAGAACCCCCTATACCAGTTAGGCCCTTTCCATAAACACCTACTCCACCGCCGCGATCCCCGCCTGCGTTACCGCTACCATTCCAAGTGTATGCTGCACATGCGCCTGCACCAGTACCCGATACTGGGGTTGGTGCATTGTAATCGCCACCTTGGCCAGTGTATCCACCGGCGCCGCCACCGCTGCCACCAGAACTATCTGAATCATTGTAATTTGCACCACCACGTCCACCAGAACCCCCGCCGGATGTTGTACCAGATGTTGATGCATGTTCTGTGCCGTGTACTGCAATTCCTCTACTTTGTGGCCAAGCTTGACCAGCGCCATTAAGAAATTGGCCAATCGCATCGTCCACAGCGCCACCGCCACCGCCTGTTCCTTGAACAATTCTTGTTGCATCACTTAAAGTACTACTTCCATATGATATCCAAGAATCACCTCCAGTCAGTCCACCTACGGTCGTGCCGCTTCCTCCAGTTTGTCCGGCTGTACTACCAGCAACTCTAACATAAAGTGTATCTCCGGGCGTGACCGAAATATTACTCATCCATGCCAAACCACCACCAGAACCTCCCGCTGCAGACCAATTTGCGCCAGCTGAACCGCCGGACCCACCAGCACCAACAACAACAGCGGAAATACTCGTCAATCCATCTGGCACAACCCAAGAATGTGTACCTGGCGTAGTGAATATTACGCTAGATGCAGCAGGACCAAACACAAGCGAAATATCGGTGTTGACTGTTACAGTTGATACACCATCAGTTGCACTGAGTGTTAATGTAAAAGTTCCGGCATTGGCACTATCGGTACTTGGTGTGATAGTAAATACATTGTCTACTTGACTTATTGCAGCAATACTACCAAGTCCAGAAGTAGAATATGTCCATGTCAGAGGGGTGCCTTCTGGGTCTGAAGAAACCGCTGTGATTACAGTAGGAGTTCCGTCAGTTGCAAGTTCGTAGGTTCCATCCACTCCAGTAATCGCAATAGGAGGATCATTTACTAATGATATTGAACTAGTCTTATTTGTTACATTTACGCCGTCACTTGCTGTAATTGTAATACTAAAGGTTCCAGCATTAGCAATATCATTACTAGGTGTAATCGTGAATACATTGTCTGCTTGACTTACTGTGGCAATACTACCAAGTCCACTAGTTGAATAACTCCATGTTAGAGCGAAACCGTCAGGGTCTGTAGAAACCGCCGTGATTACAGTAGGTGTTCCATCATCTGCAAGTGTATAAGACTCAGCAACTCCAGTGATTGCTGTTGGAGAATCATTCTGAACAGTTGCTATTTTATACCAACTAGCACCAGAATAGATATACATATTATTTGTTGCAGTGACTAGAGCCAAATCTCCAGAAGACATACCAGTAGCAGCTACTAGTGCTGCCATATCTGCATAGACAGTAGCACCACCACTTCCCAACAAACCAGTGGTGTCTGTTAGTTCGGAAATATCAGATGGGACTGCACCAGTGACAACTGTAGAGTTTGCCTGAATCCATTGAGCACCATCACCATCTTCGTAGTAGACATATAAATTCAAGTCATCAGTTTTCCACCACAGATCTCCGTTGACAGCAGATTCTGGTGCTGCGTCACCAACATGAACATCTGCGTTTACATTTGTCGCTCCAGTGGGATTTGATGTATCATCTACCTGATTGATAGCTTCTGCAATTGTCTGCAATTCCGTAGCATCTGCCGTTGCAGTAAGGGCATTCGCTCTATTATTAATAAGCGTGTCAATTGTCGCATCGCCGGAATATCCCAATTTTCTTACAGATCTAGCAAGTCTTTTAAGATTTTCTGGGTTTGCATTTGGTATTTCTGATTTAATATTATTAATCAGAGCTGCAATCGAAGATGATAAATTATTGTCCGCCATTCATCTGTCCTTTTTAGTACTATTTATAAGTGGATAATGTATATCTAATTAAAACACAAACCCATCTGCAATTGTATTTTGAGTTACCATTGTAAATCCTTTTTAGTATTAGCCTTTAACAAAAATATAAGCTGAACCAGCATCAGTTGCAGGGCTATCATCATCCTTCGCCCCAACAATAGCTGTGTTACCATCACTAGAAATAGAAACAGAATAACCAAATCTATCAGTGTTTCCAGCATCGCTGGCTTGTATCTTGACTTCCTGTGACCAAGTAGTACCAGAACGTGTGAAGATATAAGCGGAGCCAGCACCAGTTGCGGTGGTATCTTCGTCGCGAGCACTAACAATAGCTGTGTCTCCATCGCTGGAAATAGAAACAGAATAACCAAAGTAATCATTTTCTTCTGGATCACTGGCTTGTATTTTGGCTTGTTGGGACCATGATGAGCCTGATCTGGTAAAGATATAAGCGGAGCCAGCATTAGTTGCAGTAGTGTCATCATATCTCGCACCAACAATAGCTGTGTTTCCGTCAGAAGAAATAGAAACAGAAAAACCAAATTCAGCACTTGCTTGTGCATCGCTGGCTTCTAACTTCTGTTGTTGGGACCAAGTAGACCCAGACCGAGTGAACACATAAGCTGCGCCGCTATCTACTGGAGTGTCTTCTTTGTAAGCTCCTACTATTGCTGTGTCTCCATCGCTGGAAATAGAAACAGACGTACCAAATTCATCATTTTCTGCAGCATCACTGGCTTGTATCTTGGCTTGTTGGGACCAAGTGGTTCCTGATCTGGTAAAGATATAAGCGGCGCCAGCATTAGATGCAGTGGTATCTACAGCTCTCGCACCAACAATAGCTGTGTTACCATCGTCGGAAATAGAAACAGAAAAACCAAATAGAGCGCTTGCTTCTGGATCACTGGCTTGTATCTTGGCTCGCTGGGTCCATGATGAGCCTGATCTGGTAAAGATATAAGCGGAGCCAGCATTAGTGATGCCGCCGGTATCTTCCAAATAAGCACCAACAATAGCTGTGTTACCATCACTAGAAATAGAAACAGACATACCAAAGTAATCAGTTGCTTGTGCATCGCTTGCCGTCAGTTTTTCCTGCTGGGCCCATGTTGAGCCTGACCGTGTGAAGATATAAGCGGAGCCAGCACTAGTTGAAGGGGTATCTTCCCATCTCGCACCAACAATAGCTGTATTACCATCACTTGATATGCTCACACTTTCCCCAAAACCATCACTTGCTTGTGCATCGCTGGCTTGTATTTTAGCTTCTTGAGTGGCGTTGGCCCAAGATACGAATGACAAGGAAAATTCACTACTTGCATTTACTGCTCCATTGACACCATCAGTGGCACTAAATGTCAACTCAAATGTTCCGGCGTTAGCACTATCAGTACTAGGTGTAATAGTAAATACATTATCCGTTTGACTTATCGCAGCAATACTTCCTAAAGAACCAGATGTGACTGCATAACTCCATGTCAAAGGGAATCCTTCAGGGTCTGTAGAAACCGCTGTAATAACTGTTGCAGTCCCATCAGTTGCTAAGTTATAAACTCCATCCACTCCAGTGATTGCACTTGGTGAGTCATTTTGTACTGTAGCAATCTTATACCAACCAGAACCATTATAAACGTATATATTATTTGTTGCGGTAACTAATCCAAAATCTCCATTAGACATACCAGTAGCAGCTACTAGTGCTGCCATATCTGCATAGACAGTAGCACCACCACTACCTAACAAACCAGTAGTATCAGTTAAATCAGAAACATCTGCCGGAATAGTTGGTGTGTTTGTTAAATTATTATAATCTGTAACAGTTGTGCCGGTCACAACTTCCCAAACACCTGATGGACCATTGAATCTATATGTTCTGCCGGCCGATACAAAAGTGTCTTGGTCTGATGGATTGTTTGGAAAATTAATTGCCATTAAATTGCCTCTATTAAATATTCTAGTACATTTTCGTCTGTATTTATATTATTAGTATTTATATCTTTTCCACATATACCATTTACAGAATAGGGCAATTTATTTAAGAACTGTAGAAATGTTTTCAATATGTAATGCTGTTCTTCGTCAATCTTCAAAAACAATATTCTCGTACACGCCTCATTGCCCAAAACATTATAAAGAATAATTAAATGATTTATTATCAATCTTTCTTTCAATACTTTCTTTGTATGATATCTATAAAATAATCTTTTAATGTATTTTATTCTTTTCATATCTTCAAGAAACTCGTCCATACTAAAACAAGAAGGATTTTCATAAGATTTCATTTGATATAATGCGACATTCGCTTCAGTTAAATTTTCAAACATTAATTAAGTCACCAATTTATTTTTATTTATTACCAAGATGTTTCGATAGACGACCTAACCCAAGTATCTGTATCCGTACAAACATACATATAATCACCGACAACTCTTACATCACCCTTTTTACCTTCGTCTGTATTAGAAGCTGGCGCTGGTTGGTCAATATAAACTTCCATACTCCTATCAATATTTGCCTCACTAAATGATGTATCACCAATTGTTAGTGAGTTCGAACTTAGATAGAAGTGACGAATTTTATATTCTGCCGAACCAAAGTCATAAGCGGCATTAGATGTAGGAATAAGATGTCCACCTGAAGTGAAATCCCAAGTGTGTGTCCCATTTGTATGAATTTCTATGTGTCCGTCTATACCTGTATCAATTACTTCAACTTTTGTGTCGCCCTCTGAAATGAGGTCAGAGGCAGTTGCGGCTCCACCTACCGACACTTGATTACCATTCCAAAGTAGATTTCCACTACCATCGTTTGAAAGGGTGGTTCCGTCAATATTGATTGTTTTTGTATGAGTTTCATCCCACTGTGATGCAGATGTACCCAAATTTCCTACTTCATTATTAACAGGACGCAAGTTAAAGTCACCAGCGACTTCTTCGTGATAAACAAAGTTAGTACCATTAACTCTTGTCATAATTCTAGTGTTTGTATCATCTGTAAAGATTTGTGTATCATCATCACCGATTTGAGTAAATCCAGTGAATGAAAATGTACCGTTTCCATTTGCTCTTAAAAATGTTCCAGCAGCACCATCTACAATATTCAAATCCGTAAGAGAGTTGCCAGATAAATCCAAATTTGTCAGTCCAGAACCATTACCACTGAATTGACCATTTGTAAGAGTGACGTTTCCATTAGTGTTCGTGATATCACCATCAACCATGTTGATTGAACCTGTTGGAACTCCCACACTTTGCGAAACTGTAAGTTCACCCTGCACATCTATGTTTGTTTGATTTCCACCTAATATATTTCCAAAAGATATTGTAGCGCCAGGAATGGAACCTACAATCGAGTCTGTTTTAATTCCACCAACTTCTGCAACTAATGTTGTTGCATTGCCGGTGTTCAATACACTGTCTAAGTCTTGCGCGGCAGCCTGAGTATCAATTACAGAAAGGTCTACCGTATTACCAGCACTAATCCCCAATGATGTTCCAACTAGGGTCAATGTTTGAGCAACACCATCAATTGCAGCATTGCTTGGTGCTAATTCTATTCTTCCTGAGAGGGGATTAAACTGATAAGGCATTAGAGGCTCCTTGTGATTGTCAGTAGTTGTCCATTACCATCATAAGTCATATCTAAAATACCTACTAGTGACCCACCAGCGCCACCAATAAAATATTCAACTCTCAAAAGGTTCCCAGCGCCATCATATGTATTTGAAATATGATCGTGTGCCGGAATACCTAATCCATTAGGAATATAGTTAGATTGTGAATGTGCGGAATTAACCATTTCTATTTTCCTCTATTTCTGCTATTAGGGCCTTTTTTGTTTTTCTTTTGTCCAATTCAAGGTCAAGATGCTCTCTTGCCCATTCTTCCAGTTCATCCTTATTCATAGATTTCAAATCATCTGAGTTTTCTTCCACAACTGGTTCTGGAGCAGGGGCAGGAGCAGGGACTCCACCGTTTGCAGCCATCCACTCATCAATTTCGGCCTGAGTGAAACTTCTAGATTGTAGAATTTCTCTTCTTGTAGGATGCTTCCAACCTTTAAGTGTTGGGATTGCGTTTTTGCACCATGCTGGTCTTACTATCATTTTCTATCTCCTATTTTACCATACCGGCAATTTTGTTTGCTCTAGATTTATTTTTATATTTTTCCATTGCCATGTCATAAACTCTTTTTTTGAGTACCGCAACTTTTACTTTTGGATCTAATTCTTTTACAACATCTGACATTTCTTTTGCATCTTCTTTGTCTGAATTTTCAACCAAATCACTAAATTCGAAGGATTCTTTCTTTGCGCGTAGTTTTGCAAGATCTGCGCCGTCAACTTTACCGTTTTTGTTAATGTCAATTTTCTTTTGTTTTGCAGACAATTCCTCATCTTTCATATGATACCCTTTGTCATTGCAATGTTCGCATCCTTTACCATCACACTCTGGACAAACAACTTTTTCTTCAGAAACACAATGGGAAGCCATTAGTTTTTGAATATCTTTTCCTGATACATAATCTGGTAGAATTTTTTCCAATGATTTGCGAATATTCATAGTTTTTGAAACATCTTGCTTAAACTTATCTGCAAAAGATTTCATCACAAAGTTTTTCTGCATTCCTTTATATACATTATCAATATCGAGTGCGAGGTCTTTCATTTTACCTTCATTAACGAACTCTTCTTCTACTTCTTCGCTTCTATTGTTAAATCTTACCTTGAACATTTTTTCTGTTGCTTTAACACCAATATGATTTGCAACAACATCAACAATCTTTTCTCTTGGTTCTGTGTCTAAATCATTTGTGAAATCTACAAGTTTATCTGACATACCCTGTCTCATCAACTTGACAGCCTTCATAAAATCTTTCTTGTCAATACCACCAGATTTTTTTGAATATTTTTCTAATTCATCGGCAGCACCAATCATTTTCATACCGCCCGTAGCTTCGTTCATGAAAGTCCCAAATCTTTTCATCGTTGTTCCCTCTTTTTTTGGTACACAGTTAGGTACTTCTTTACCGTTTTTCTTTTTCATACCAATCATTTCGTAACCCTTCCAACAGGGATTGTCATCTTCTTCCACCTTTTTATCTTCGTTGTTGCGGGCTCGGCTTTGATTTTTCGCCGCGAGCTTGTGCTCATATTCTGCCTGCGTCAATTCTACGATTTCTAATGCTTTCTTTGCGAATGCAATTGCTTTGACTGGACCAGTTGCTTTGTTGCCAGTCTCTTTTGAGTCCCAGAACATATTCCACACTTTACTACGTGCTGCATCATTTTTAGCTTGTTTCATGTATTTGTTTAAAATATCAGCATCTGCCTTTGAAAGTTTGTAATCTAACTTATCATCATATCTTAGATTACCACCTACTTTGTAATTTGTGTCGCCCTTATATTTCCATCTTTCTTCATCAAGTTCTACTTCTTCCTTATACATATTCAGTTCATATTTCTTATTGTCCATGTTGTACACTTGGATTTGAACTGCCTTTTTACCATCTTTATCAAGTAAACGATAAGAGTTTGTTTTACCAGATGTTGGTTTGCGAGGCCCTGTAGCGACCTTGTCGTCTATTTCTTTAGAATCAATGTCTATTCCATATTTCTTTTTTGCAAATTCATATGCGTGTTTCATCGCACTAGAAAAGTCTTTATGATACAATTGATAACCTGTAGAAGATTTATTCTCTTCTAAAGTTTTTTCCATAATGGATTTTATCAAATCTACAACAGCTTTTGGTTGGTTTTGTAAATCGTTTTTCATATTACACCTAATGTTTTTTCTACTATTTATAATTATGTTTCTTTGTATTTTTTCAACAATTCTTTCCAATCCATACCACCATAAGACTTTGCAATTGTAACTGCATAAGACTTTATAGAGCTCTGATCGCCTTTACTTTTTACGATCTTATCCAAATCTTTAATTGCACTATTCCAATATTTTTCCTTGGGTGTTAGTAGTTTTTCAGAAACCTTCATATGTGGTGTATCTTTCATATAAGTATCTCTGAGTTTTTTAGACCCCCATTCACCAGCCCCCGCCTTTGAAACAAATGGTTGATTTTCAGCACCACTAATTGATTCTGTTTGCATTTGACTTAACTGACTCCAGCTTAGTTTTGCAGCTTCCTTATCTCCAATTTTCATTGCGACTTTTTTTCTTATTGCCATTTTTTGTTTTAGTGACAAATCCATTGGTTCAGTTTTCTTTTTAACAACAGTTACTTTCTTTGGATTTGACCTTTTTTGCAACCAAAATTCATCTATCTCTTCCGTAGAATATCCCAATTTCTTTTTCAACATATTCATTGCAGTTGCCATTTTTACTGACTTCCACTCATCACCATATCTTTTCTTAAAATCTGCATCGGGTAAATCCTGTGCAATTTTTTCTAACTCTTTTTCTCTGTCTGGATTCATTTTAAAATCTTCGTATTTTAATTCTTTACTTGATGTAGAGAAGTTTTTCTTACGCATGATTGTTTTATGTACAACTTCAAACTCACCATTCTTATAGTTGATAACTACAGGCAGATTTAAGTTAGTTGACATGTCTTTGAGAACTGCTTCGATATCGGGGTTCGCTTTAATTTGAGAACCCTTCTTCTGTTGAACTTTTTTAAAAAACTTTTGAAGTTCTGCGACTTTAATTTCTGGATCATTTCTTTTATCATTCATTCTATCAGCAAAATGTCTTGTAAATGTAATATCAATATCATATTTTGCAAGCATTCTATCTGCAAATTTTTCCAAATCGTCTATTTGTTTTTGAGATACATCCTCTCCATACATTTTATGATTTAAATCAGTTTTTCTTTCCATTAAAAACTCAAACAAATCAGCATCATCGATATCTTCCAACAATTCAACCATAGGATCTGTGATAAATTCTTCGTAACTTGGCGACAAGAATATAGATAGTTCTTCACTTATTCCCATCGCATCTTTGAGTGCATCGAATATTTTCTTTCCTGTTGTTTTTTCAAATTTTGGCGGCAATCCTTTTTTAAAACTTTCATAATCATTTGCAGCGGCCGCAGCTCTCATTTTAGAGGCAGACATTCCAGTAACGCCTTCTGCATCTGGGTCTCTTTCGCCGGCAGAATGTATTTCAATGCCACCTTTAAAATCATAGAGCCCATGTTTGCCTTCAACACCATTATATTTGTTTAATAGCGTTTTAAATTCTGTAACTCTATCTCCACCTACTACCATTGCGCATTCTTTATATCCCATTTCATATAAAAGAGTTGCAACATTGATTGCAGTCTTTGCTTTATTATTTTGAATAATATTTTTTGCATAGTTTGGAAACATTTTTTTCATGAATCTAATTTTAGTTTTTATATCTAACGGATCTTTTTTAGGATTTTGAGAGTGACTTGGAAAGACCATAAAATCCGCATTCTCTTTTTTAGCGACTGCGGCAACTTTTTCGATTAATTTTTCGTGTCCTGTTGTTGGTGGGTTAAATCTACCAAACGTAAATACTATTTTATCCTTCATTGGATCCTCTCGTTATTTCTAGAACCTTATCCATCTGGGCCCTAATAATAGGTTCTCTGTTCGGCCAAAAAATATACTCTTTATCTTTGTTCTTTAACAAATTGTGCAACAGTGGCATAATGAGTCTTTCCAGTTTTATAACTTTATCTTCGGTTTGTTCTTTAGAGATGTCAAAATCATTAACCTTATCCTCGTAAAGTTGTTTCGCACCGATTAACTCTGACATAACATCTCTTTGCATTTCTATTAATTCAGACAACTTAGCGTCCAAAGATTTAATCTCGGCACTAGTGCCTTCTACAACTCTAGTAACTTGTTCTGTATCGGCCCCACTTAGTCTGCCGAGTTCTTCTTCGTCTACGGCAGTGAATCCGAAATCTACATCTTCGTACTTATAATCGTTAGTCATAGTTCCCTCTTTCTTTCCATTCCAAAATGCCACGTTATCATCCTTTCAATTATCAATCCTCGACTTTACTACCGGCTCTCCATTGATAGCATGACCAATATCTAGCCTTCCATTTGGGGCCAGGATCGTCACAGTTATGTCTGGCACGGAATGAGGCTCTACGATCTGGGTCGTCTCGCTTAATTTCCATATTTGGATCGCCGAAACCAACTTTAACAATATTACCTTTATCATTTTTTACATAGACATAGAATTTTTTCTTGCCATCATTTGCTCTTTGTGGTTTGTTTAGAGTTACAGATTTGCCTTGATATTCTGCCTCTACCAATTCCAATTTTTCTCCACAACCGCAATCTTCGTTATAATAATCTCTAAACGTATACATCAATCTTCCTCTTCGTCTTCGGAATACATCATGTAATCGAATACAGTATTCATGTAGTCGTTACACTTTGTAACTTTTGATTGCAACCATGCATCATATTCCACTTCATCAAATTCTTCCAAATCTTCTCTAATCACTTCAATAACCTGTTCGGCTTTATCTGCGATAGATTTCAATTCAGTTAGCATCATGTTTGCTTCACTATCTTCTTTTATGAATTTAACATCAGTAGAAATTTCTTCATTAGTTCTATTATGTAGATTTTCTACCATGTTTTTCCAAGTGTCAACGTAGTTTTTCATCTCTTACCTCCAAAGTATTCTACTGCGTGTCCAGACTCAACCAACATCTTATTCAAAGATATTTCATCATCAATCATTATTTCTCCAAGAATTCTTCCGTACTTACCAGTTTCGTTATCCTTTTTCGTGCGGATGTAAATTTCTTTACCGACTGGTGCTTGACTTTTTGCAAATTCTTTTGCCGCAAGTCCAAGTTCCTTTTCCTTCAAATCTTTTGTTCTCGACTCTGGAGTATTGATACCGTATAAACGAACTCTTTGCCGGCGCATCCAAACGCCAAATCCAAGATCAATGTCAACATCAACGGTATCCCCGTCGACCCATCTTAGTACAGTTGCTCTATATTCATACATATCATTTATCCCAATTTTTTGCAGCAGTAAAGTTGTTGTAACTGAATTCCAATCTATCTACTAATTTGACAGCCGTTTTTCCATCAGTATCGATTGCAACATACCCTTCTACATTAGTAACTTTATATCCATTATCTGTTCTTATAAACACTTTTGCTAATTGTTGAATTTTATTTAATTTATTTACAATGAGACTTTTTG